CAGGGCAGGGCAGGGCAGGGGTCAGGTGCCCACAAAACAAAGCCCCCTAGGGGTTACCCTAGGGGGCCAAAAAACAAAGGCCCCTAGGGGGCCGTGGGGTCGTCAGGTCAGTACATCATCACTGCGAAAAACACTGCAAGTGCCACAATGGCCCCCAGCGCGGTGAGCATACACTTCTCGTTCTCGGTCATGGTCAGGTCCTCAGGGTAAGGAGTCAAAAAGCCCCCGGGGTTACCGGGGGCTTGTAGGGGCTTACACTTCAGCCAGCCAGCCTCGGTTCACCGCATAGCTGACGAAGGGGGCTGCAAGGGTAAGGGGGAAGCCCTCGGCCACCATGCCATCTACGGTGGCCTTCCCGGCACCCTTGCTGATGGCGCTCAGCACGGCTTGCCACTGCGCAGCATTCGTAGCTGTCCGGACACGGTAAGGTTTGCCACCGACCGTATAGTGCTTGCCCACCTGTCCGGGCATCACGCGTCCGCCGTGTTTAGCAGTGGTCAGCGCGACCTGCGACTTGGTCAGGGTCACTTCGGTACCCGCCACCACTACGGGGGCAGGGGCAGGGGCAGGGGCTTCGGCCACTGCGGGGGCTTCGGCCACTGCGGGGGCCTCAACGACTACGGGGGCCACGGGGGCCGGGGTCTTTTGCTTGCGTGCCATGGTAGGCTTCCTTTACGCTAGGGGCCATGCACCGGGCCCCTTACGGTATGCACCATCACTTAGTGCATGCCACTCATTATGCGGGCGAAGCTTACACGAACCTTACATGCCGAAAGTTTTTGCTAGGTACAAACCCTAATGCCCCTGGCATGCGGATTGCTAGGCGGAACACCCAGGGTAAACCCCTAGGTGGAAACCCTTAAGGGTAAACCCCTAAGGGTAAACCCCTAGGTAGAAACCCCTAGTGCGTGCGCCGGAATAGAAGTAAGCGCCCACTAACCTGATCCCTAGACCTGAGCGACCAGAACCTCCAGGGGCCCCAGACCTGAGCGCCAGGAACCCGGAACCCAAAATTGACATAGGCAGAGGTAAAGGGCGGCGTCTGTCTCCACCCCCGTGTGCGGGGTTCTCAGAATCTCAGCTACTGAGTATCAAAGTGCCGGGGTTCTCAGAATCTCAGCTACTGAGTATCCAAGCAGATTACCACCACGCACGTGGTACTGAGAATCAAGAGCAGGGCACTGAGAATCGAACATGGGGGGTATGAATTCAGCCTCGGCAGTCGATCGAATGTTTTATTTGCATCCGCCACTGGGCAGGCGGTACACTAGCCCCACCACCCCCGCTGGAGGACTACCCCATGCCCTACACGATGGCCGACGCCCCCAAGTACACCAGAAAGGCAGACACCAGCAAAGAAAAGCGCCAGTGGTCCGCCGTGGCAAACTCGGTGCTGAAGAAGACGAAGAATGAAGGCCGCGCCATTGCCAGCGCTAACTCAGTAGTTAAGAAGCGTGGCAAGTAAAGCAGTATTTATCCCCGCCCGGCACAACGACTGGGACTGGGCGCAGGTGCAGTACGAAACTACGGACAAGCCCACCGTGGACATAGCTACAGAGATAGGCGTCACCCCCACGCTGCTCATCTCCAAAGCGAGTAACAAGGGCTGGACGCGTAACAAGGGCAACCTCGTTGCCAAGATGACTGCGGACATGATCCTCGCCAACCGAGAGCGCATGGCCGAGGAGAAGGAGCGCAAGCTCGCGGTTATTGAGCGCGTCAATGCCGAGATGCAGGCCAACGTGCTCAGCACTCACCGCAAGGACATCAAGCAGGCACGCGACATTTGCTCAACTCTGATTGGGGACTTGGTCACCGTCACCCCCAGCGAGGACGACGACCCCCTGGCCACACTTGACACGAAGAGCCGCGTGCTTGGCCGCTTGGCCGATAGTATGAAGACGCTGATGCTCCTCGAGCGGCAGGCGTATGGAATTCAGGGTGTGTTTGAAGACCTTGACAAGCCGCCCCCCACCCCCACTGAGCAGGGACAGGTGGACGCTGTGATGAGCAAGTTCGCCGCCGTGCTTGCCAAGCGGATGGGTGGCGTAGAGGTGGTGAGCAATGACGCCGGAAATTAAAGCCGCGCTGCTGGCCGCGCCGTTCCACTCTATTTCAGAGTTCTGGCAGATACTGGAGGGTAGCTTCCCCACGGACCAGATTAAGCCCTGGCTCTCGCAGAATGATAGGTACTACCTCCTAGTTAAAACCCTGCACCGGCCGGATGCTATACACCCCTGGCTGTACGCCCGCACGCGGGAGGTAGAGGCAGCCCGCGACGGCTACCTCGACCTCTGGGCCCGGGAGCACTACAAGAGCACGATTATCACCTTTGCTGGCATTATCCAAGAGATAATTAACGATCCCGAAATTACCATCGGTTTGTTCAGCCACACAAAGCCAATCGCCAAGGCGTTTCTGCGCCAGATACAGAAAGAGTTTGAGAAGAATGAGGACCTGCGGGCGCAGTTCCCCTCTATCTTTTGGCAGAATCCAGAACGCGAGGCACCGTCCTGGAGTTTGGACAACGGCATCACCGTCTGCCGCAGCAGCAACCCCAAGGAGAACACCATTGAGGCTCATGGCCTAGTGGACGGGCAGCCGACGTCAAAGCACTTTGCGCTCATGGTGTATGATGACGTCGTAACTCGCGAGTCAGTGTCCACCCCGGAGCAGATTGCCAAGACCACCGAGGCTTGGGAACTTAGCGACAACCTCGGCACCGCCGGGGGGCGCAAGTGGCACATTGGCACCCGCTACTCGTACGCCGACACGTACGAGGAGATTATCAAGCGTAAGTCTGTGGTGGTGCGGCTGCACCCCGCCACGGCTGACGGCACCATTACCGGCACGCCAGTGCTCTTTACGCAGGAAACCTGGGACAAGAAGGTGCGGGACCAGGGCGAGGCTACCATCTCCTGCCAGATGCTGCAGAACCCCCTGGCTGGCCAGCAGCGCATGTTCAACGTGGAGGACCTCCGCACGTACGAAGTACGGCCCGAGGTGCTTAACGTCTACATCATGGTTGACCCCGCCCGCAGTAAGAAGAAGGGCTCAGCCAAGACCGCCATTGCCGTTGTGGGCGTTGACTATGCGCTCAACAAGTATCTGCTAGATGGCTTTAACCACAAGATGGACCTGCGCGAGCGCTGGACCCGCACCGCGCAAATGTTCCACCGCTGGAAGCGTGCCCCCGGCGTACAGAACGTAAAGGTGGGCTACGAGGCCTTTGGCGCTCAGGCTGACTTGGACTACTTTGCCGAGCAGATGCAGAAGCCCAACGAGGGCGGGCACTTCCCCATTGAGGAGCTTATGTGGCCCCGAGACAGCGAGGGCAGCAAGGTTGACCGCGTGCAGCGCCTGGGGCCTGACCTGCGCAGCCACCGCATCTACCTGCCCTACGACACCGAGGACGACAAGCTGACCGCCACGCAGCGCAAGATGCAGAATACCGGCTACGCGCACCGCATTGCGCGGCCAATCAAGCGCAAGGACGAGAGCAACCAAATCTACGACCTAAGTAAAGATTTGCGGTTGCAAGTACACTTCTTCCCCTTCGGCGGGAACAAAGACTTGGTAGATGCGTTCTCACGCATCTATGACATGGAGCCCCACGCCCCCACGTTGCGGGAAGTGGGCTACCTGGAGCCCGAGTACACCTAGCTGAGACTGCCCCCTTGCCCCCGCCCCTGCATGCCCACTACACTACGGAGCACGTATGCCCGCACCCACCAGCGCCACCACCCGCCAGATTACTAGCCGCGTAACCACGGGCACAATCAACTGGCAGCAGCTAGTTGAGCGTGCCTGGGGCAGCGAGTTTAGTGCGCCTGACCACGGCGCGTACGAGTTTGGCAACTCCCGCCAGTTTGACAGCACGGACCGTACCCGCTCCGGCATCTACAACCCTAACCTCGGCACGCCATGAGTAACATCAAAATCTCCCAGCTCCCCGCCGCTACGACCCCCGACGGCACCGAACTGCTGCCCCTGGTGCAGGGTAGCACTACCAAGCGTGTCGCGCTCTCCAGCTTATTGGCCGATGGTGACGGCGCTGCCTGGGTGGGGTTTATCCAGTCGGGTACAGGGGCGCAGACGCGCACGGCGCAGGCCAAGATGCGCGAGACGGTGAGCGTGAAGGACTTCGGGGCGGTTGGCGACGGGGTGACCGACGACACGGCGGCGATTGTCGCTTTGAAAAACTACGTCAACGCTCAAGGCGGCGGGTTTGTGCTTTGGCCGAAGGGCACTTATTACATAGCTCAGACAGGCGCACCGAACACGGTCAACATCGAATTTACAGACTGCGACGGATTGACGTTTGTTTTTGATGCTGGCGCAGAAATCAGTCTCAAGGCCGATTTTGTTCATTCGGCATCGCTTACTTCGTCAAACATTGTTTTTCGCAGATGCAAGAACGTGCTTCTGGAAAACGTCAAGACAAACGGCAACGTCAGCACAGGCACAAAGGTGGGGACCGAGCAGGGCGAGCATGGCCTGCAGTTTTTTGGGTGTCAGAATGTGACGCTAATCAACCCGGTACTGCACGACCACCCCAACGATGGCCTTTACATCGACCATCAATTCACGGCTGGAGTAATTTCTACGGAATCGCGCAATTTTGCGGTTATCAATCTCGACTCTTATAACAACGGTCGCCAAGGGTGCAGCATCATCGGGCTGTTCAACGGCACGTTTATTAACTGCCGTTTTCGTGACACGGGGAACACTGGATCGTTCGGGTCTTATGCTCCTGGCGCAGGTTTGGACATTGAGCCAAACGTAACTACTGGCGTGGTAGTACGGCAGCTTAAATTCGTCAATCCTCGCATTACGGGCAACGGGGGATCAATTTTTGCGTGTATCAATCTTGCGTCGCCAACTTACCCGTCCATCGCATCAACGGGAAATGTCGATGACATCGTTTTTGAAAACCCATACTTC